TTGCACGAGTACCAGGAATGACAACCGTCTTTGTCCACTCACTTGACCTCGTTTCAGGTGACTTGATGTCAGCAATTGACTTGGAGATGAGAATGTCAAAGTTGTCCGATAGGTCAACCGGTGAGTTGTTAACTAATAACCTGATCATAGTCGTTGCGATTTGTCAGCAAACGACAAGGTGACATCAAGTTCAAGGTTGAACAACTTGTCTTGGACACCCTTCTTTTGCTCGTAGGTTGCATTGTCAATGTTGACCGCATACAAAGTACCGTCATACATATACACCACCGGTGATTCAATTAGATCACGCAACCAAACGGATTCGGTGTCATCAATCCAGTTTGATGTGAGTTTGACTTTCTGACTTGCAGTTGTATGATAGTTTGATCGTGTGCGAACACTTGTTTCATAACCGTATGTCGCACCGAGTGAGTAGGGATTGGATTGGAATTGCTTTCTCGCAACCTCAAATGTATCTCTGCGAACCATATTGAAACGGAAGGAATCAAATCCACCCAATCGATTCATAAAGAAGATATCCGTTGTTTCGTATTTACTGCACTCGTCTTTGATGTTGATGCGATAGGTTTCCGATTTTTCAGTTCCACCAAGTTTCAAGACCACATCAAAGTAAGTCGCTGCACCTGGTATTGTCAGTTGGCTTCCCACAGGTATTCTCACGACCTTAGACGAAGGCAATGTGAATGTTTGTGTACTTGCATCGGAGTAGGTAATTACAACGCTTGTGGCATCACCTTTCAAAGCATACAACCAATCCTTTTGAGTGCGATGGATGTATCTCGTTCTGACATTTGTCAAGAACTTTGCTGATGATGATGTGGCAAGATATTGAGCTTGTGCGTAGGTGACCAAATCAAACGGATTTAAGGCAGCATTCCAAACAGTTCCAGTTGCGGAAGTCAAATCAAGATACTCCGTGATTGTTCCCGTTGCTGATGCTGAATACTCATACCCGAACTCCACCTCGTAATCCGAGAAGGACGATGTGCATCCGCTTGGTGATGTATCTGCAAAGTTCCAATCGTTGCTCACATAACTCTCCATTATGCGACCAATGTTGAACACCCCCTTGTTTGTACTTCCAAAATAGATGGGTGCTTTTAGTTTAGCAACGGATGTCGCTGCAACTTTGACATTTGCAATAAACTTGAAATTGTCTTTTGTGTAGATACCACCGCTTGACTCAGTGATCACAAAGTTTGTGTCATTGAATGCTGGATGATATGAATCGGGTTGTTGGGTGATTGATAGAGCCACGCTAAAAAATAGCCAAACGGCTCATTCGTTTCAAATCATCTCGTTCAAACAAGCTACGATGTAGGGATTGAATCCTTTCCCGGCAGCATCCTCCAAACGCTTCTGCCGTTCTTTGGTCTTGGCTTTGTAGAATGCCATTGAATTCAAGAACTCAATCAAAGGCATCTGAAGAATGAAATCCCACTTGGTGCGATCACCTTTGACAATCTTGTCAACTATCTCCAGCCAAACTATTGGGCTTTGGTCAACTGCTCCGTCATATCCTTCATCTCCTCCTTCAAAGAGCAAAGGATACTTTTCAATAACTCGGGATAAACTTCCAAAAAAAAAAGAGCATAGGTGTACGGAAGTGGAACGGGCAAGTGCATCATCAACGCACATTTGTCCTCATAGTGTGCTTGAGCATCGACAACCTTTTTATTCCGACCAAAGAAATCCACCTCAATTGATAGCAACGCAACAATCTTATTGAGCGATTCAATCACATCTCCGTTGAATACTTGCTGGAGTTCGATGAAGTGGTGACCACACATCTCGTTTGGCGTTTTGGCTAAACGGAAATAACGACCACGAAGTTTGAACATAAATTGAATGGGTGCTTTTGGTAGGTCATTCAAGAACGACAACTTTGCAAACTCGGTTGTCAACTTATCCAATGTCATTGATTCGACCTCATCCATTGAAAGATTCAAAGCAATGGCAAGGATGTTCATCTGCCTTTCAAGGTCAGACATATCACGACAAGAGTGAATCTCTTGAAGTTGGTGGATGGTTATGTTTTTCCAATTCATATTATGCGAAGTAAAATGTTCCTGGTCTATTGTGAGCTTTGCAATCAACGGCAAGTGCAAGAGCCATCACACAGTCATCGTGTAGTCCAACGGGTGCAGTATATCGCACACCTGTTCTTGTATATTCAAATTCAAAGTTCTCCATCTCGCTTCCAATTGGTTCTTCAGGAAAAAATACATCGGTTTGCTGAACTGACATCACCAACCCTTCAATGAGTTGTTGTTTGCTTTGCGATGTGAACTTGAATCCCTTGACTCTTTGACAAAGTCGCTGAAGTTGTTCAACGATAGGATCTCCCACGCCTGTACTATCCACAAACGATGGTGTGTTGCCAATCAGTTTGACAATTCGTGCTTGAGTGACTGACCAATCCGCTTGGAATCGTTCGCAGAAACACACACAGTTGTTTGCATCCAGTCCAATTATCACCGTGTAATCCGAATACTTTGCCAAATCCACACCCCACGCAACAACGGGCATTGATGATATTGGTCGATAGCATTTGCGGATTGCATCCAAGCCAAACGGATTTGACTTGTCATCGGCTGGTTCTGCAAGGTACAATTCCCGAAAGACATAATCAGGTAGATCACGCTTTGCTTGTTCAATCTCTTTTTCTGAGATAATGCCTTCCCTTGCAGCATCGTATGCTGTAATCTTGAAATACTTGTATTCGGATTCTCCTTGCCTTGCTCTCTCTCCTAATTTGTAGAACCAATTCTTTTTGCCTTTGACATTCCCAATCAACTTGCATTTGCCTTGTGTTGCAGTCAGCGTTGAACGGAGTGCATACCACGATTCCTCACGCATCCTTGATGCCTCATCAATCACCGCAGCGTACACATCATCTCCATACAAGTTGTCCGGCTTCTCACCTGACTTAAATTCAATCCTTGCACCCGTTGGCAAGGTCAACAATAGTTTTGTTTCGTTGCTGATAAAGAAGTTCTTGTCGGTGACTTGGTTCTTCATCCTGCGGAATGCAATCTCCGCTTGTTGGTATACTGGAGCAACCCACCACACCGACTGACCATCCTTGCATTGGAGTGCTTGTTCAAAGAGCCAAATGATATGTGATGCCGTCTTGCCTGTCTTGGTACTCGCAGCCGTAATCGTGAAACGGGCATCGCAATCAAGGATGTCCTTTTGGTAGTTGGTTAGATATGGTCGTGTGTAGTTTATTTGCACAACGATTTATATAACTGCAATCTTGTCAAGTTGTGTAGTTCAAGGTTGTGATGCTTTTTGCAATACTCGTAGTTGCTTTGACCCATTGACTGACGAACTGAATGCCCGGCATCAATCAGTTTCTGAATGCCTGATCTCCATTGGTTGCGTGGAAGAAATAGCACCCCATCGTTTGCGGTGTGATACAGGTATGGCAATACCGCAGAACAAATGATTGGCTTTTTGTAGGCACTCGCTTCCAGTATCTTCAGCTCAGATTTGCAGTTGTTGAACTTGGTATTTTGCAAGGGTGCAACCACGATATCAAAGTGCTTGTACACCTCACCATATTCAAACACGGTTGTGCCTTCCACAATCTTAGCATCGGGCATACTCTTGGCAATCCGATTCCAAATCTCTCCTGGTGTATAACCGCAGATATAAAACTCAATGTCCATTCCTTTGATCTCCTCAGCAATGAGCTTCAAGTCCTCCTCGTGTGTAACTCCACCAACCCATCCGACTTTGATTTTGTCGGTTCTTGGTTGTGGTTCGGCTTCCCATTGTTTGTGAGTTAGATCCAAGCAGTTGGAAACAACAGTTACATTCTCATTGATTTGGCGAATCTCTTTGGCAAGTGCTGGAGTTGTGGTGATTACCGCATCAGCGTAATTGATGGCATCCTTCACACCTTGCTTGATTCCTTTGCGATAGTTCCAATATGCTGGGTTGTATTTTGGTAGCACCCAATAATCGTCAATGTCCACGACATAGGGAGTGCCTGAATCAGCAATCTTCTTTAGCACATCATAATGCTTTGCCCCAAGCCATCGTGAGAAGATGATCACATCAAATTGGGTGTAATCAAGTGTGAGCCATTCCTCTTGTGATTGACAAACGCTGACATCCGCTTGTCCGTCAAGTTGCATCCGTAAGTGTGGCGTGAATAGTCGGTGGTAAACTACACCATTCATTCCGTCAGTTAATATCAGTAATTTCATAGAGTTGTTAATAAGTGATTGAACGCTTGATTGGTGACATAGTCAAAGCCATTGTTGATGGGGATGACATTCGGTGAGTGAACGCATATCTCAAGCAATCGTTTAACTTTCATTTGTTCTGCAATGGCGTATGTGCTTGACTGATTTCCGATGAATGCCTTGCAACTGCCGACAATGGTTGCCAACATCAAAGCATCTTGGCATTTCAATAGTTCACAATCCAACTGCCATCTATCGGTGAATGCAATATACTCGGATTCGTAGCCAAAGAAAACACACTTGTGTTCCTTCAATGGGAAGTAGTTGATGTCGTAATTGCGATAACGAGATGAGAAGTTCAAAAGTATCTTGTCCGCAAAGTATGGGATAGGTTCATTTGCTTCAATGCAAGGTTCGTGAAGGTCGGTCATTAATTCGGGGTACACAAGAAAGTGATTCCGCCTCAAATCACCAGCAGCGAGATTCAACCCGTGACGCCTGAACTTATCAAAGTCATAAGCAATGTCGGGGTGTGAGTGCATCTCAACGCTTTTAATGTACGATTGATGCTCAAGCAAAGGTTTGATGTATTCGTATGATTTTAAGTTCATACAGTATCCTCCGCTTGGATGACCTGAAACAGTATTCTGCTCACGGAATCCTATGTGGAAATCTACTGCACCGTGCAACTCCGCAACTCGCTTGGTTGCCGTAAGTGAATAGATCAAATCACCGAGATGCCCCGACTGGATTACTTTCATTCGTTTGGTAATAATGGGATGGGCATCCAGTACAACATCTCTACAAAGTTCCCTGTGAATTCATCAATCCAATAACCGTCAATGTAACGGGCAAGGTGTTTGATTTCTTGGTTATCACTCACCACACAAAGTCGTTCATCTTCAGGTGGTAGAATGTTCTCATCTCTCCAGTTTGCTCTCATCTAAATTTAGTGTTATTGTGAAGTTCTTTGATTCTATTGTTTGGTCAATCGTTTCTTTTGGTTTGCCTTGTGATCGTGTGAGCAACATCTCCAAGTTGAACAGGGAGTTTTTGTCGTGCGACTTCACCAAAGCACCTGCAATGATTCTCTCAAGGATGGTGAACTCTTCACCCTTATCTATCTTCTCAAGGTCTTTGCGTGACATCGTGAGCATTGTGTTGACGGTGTCCTCAACTTGGCTTTTTTGGTATCCAATTTCCTTGAGTTGTGTGATCAACTTCTTAGGTCTGCCGTGCGGATTTAGGACTTCACCTTTCTCAGGTCTTGTCAAACTTCCTCCGTGTGGTTGTGTTTCTTGTGTTGCCATTTTTACCGAATTAACTCCGAATTTATTTAGCCATTGACAATCTTTGTTCGTGAATGGATTTCAACCACTCCTTGTGTTGTTTTTTATCACCATACTTCAAGTGATCCTCCCGACATAACGCCATCAGGTTTTCAATGTTGTCCGCTTCCTTGCTTCCCCCTAAACCTCTCGCTTCAATGTGATGAATGTCAATGGCAGTTTTGCCACACACCTCGCAAGGGATGAAGTCACTAATGTCATATCCGAAATGGTTTAGGTACATTTTGGTGTGGGGTTTCATATCATTTCGTTGGTGTCAACGATATGGTCTTGTGGCATTATTGTAGCTAATGTTTGCATAGTTTTAGTTTAAGGGGATTCATTTATTAAAATCATACTATCATAGTAGATTGTTGTATCTGTAACTTTTAACTTATGCTCTGTTTTATTTTGAGAGCATCCTGAAAATAGGAATATTATAAATAGTTTTTTCATAGTTCTCCGTATGTTTCGTTGTAGTATTG